TCCATCATCATATTTTAATTTTAATAAAATTTTATAGACCCTATCAGGATAGAATCCATCTAAGTATTGAATGAAATAATTTGAATCACTGTCACAACTAAGTTTTGTATAACTTGTATCTTGATTATCTTCAAATGGAACTATGAACTCATCAGTCGCAACATCTTTAATAGCATATGAACCACTACCTTCAGTAATGAATGAACCAGTTACAGTTTGTACTGAGTTTGTAAAAGATTTTTGAATATATCTTTTTCTCGCACCAACTCTAAACTTAACTCGTTCACCAACTTTGTAACTTTCTCTCAAACCTTTCATATATAAAAAGTTATCAGATAATCCACTCATTGTTAATTCATTCAATGAACCAGTAGAGAATGATGAATCATCCCATCTGACTTCAAGTTTAGGTGAATAAATCGTATGTGTGTTTCTTGAGAAAAATTTTAGATGTCCGAAATGAGTTGAATCAGTTTCTTGTGTTGAATTAAATCTAATCAACATACCATAGTTTTGTTCTTCACCATTTAACCACATACGAAACATATTAGTTACATCAACATTTATATCAGGTGATTCATTTTCAAATACTTGTGCAGAAGCACTAACAGTTAATACAGTAGTACCTGCATTAGCCCAAGCTGTTGCAGTTCCACCAATTGGATTTGTACGATTCTCCCAACTACACCCATCTGTATTTTTAGGATTATCTCCAAACTTACCACTACCTTCTTTCCAAGATTGTGATATTGGTTGAATAGCTAATCTGTAAGATGTATCGTTCAGTTCAGCATTACCTTCAGCCTCATAAAGTCTTAAATAAACTTTAGTACCACTTACACCAGTCGCAGTTGTAGGTTGAGGTATAGTCCCATCAGCAATTGATTTAGATAACTCTGTAAATTCAGTTCCACTAAAATTAACTAATGCTCTTGTTGGGTAATTAAATGAACTATTATAAAATTCTTTTTTGACTTCAAGTATTTGGTCTCTTCCAAAGTTTTGGTCTTTAAAAGACTCACCATCTATTGTTGATGAACCACTTGAAATCCAAGTGTCTTGTGTTGGAAAAATAAAATGATGCATTATCTAACTCTCCCTTGTATATATGTGTTTGGATTTTTTAATTCAAAAACCGCAGGTGTTGATGTGTTTGGTGGTAATATAATTGTATTATCAGTTGATTGAGCTAAACTAAATTCATATTTAAATCCAAATCCAGCAGTTCCCGTTTGTTCATAATCACCATTATCACCTAAGTCAGGATTAAAAGTATAAGAATAACAAGGATTAGTAAAGGGTGTTGGAACATCAAGTGAGGAATCATTTATATATTCATAAAAATAATCACCCTCTTGTGTAATTGTTACATGTCCAATTGAACGAACACCTTCAATTCCCATTAATTCAAATTCTAATTGCCCTTTATAAATTGGTTGATTGAATTGCATTTTTTCAATTCTAAAATAATCTTTTATTTTTTGTATACAATCTATTTTAACTTTTTGTTTATCAGCATATTTTTCAGCTATGACATCAAAAAACACACCAAAGTTTACAATGTACCCATCTTCTAATATAATGTTATCTGTCATTATTTTAAAATTATCTAAATATTTTGAAATATTAGTCAGTAGTGTATTTGGTAAATTATCTGTCGTGCCTGTACTATCAGTATGATTATTACCAACTAACTCTTTATTATTATTATATCCCAATACATATATCTGTGTTAGTGGGAAATCTATTACTTCATTAGAAATTACATTTTGTAATCTATTAAAATCTTCATTAGCTAATGATACTAACCCCTCAATATTATCATAAGGTGTTGGATTCACAAGAGAACCGAATAAATCACTATCGACCCGAGACAATCTGGTACGGACATCCACTCCCCCATCATTAAGATAACTTTTAATTCCATTTAAAACATTATTTATTTGAGCAAAACCTGTTGGGAAACCATTCACTTGTCCATTCTGAACTTGTTGAGAATAACGATTATAATATTCTATATCTGTTATTAAATTTTGATTACCTGTTGTTGTTAAATTAGTAACGTAAGCTTTTGCTATGTTTCCAAACTTAGCTGGTATATTCAACACTCTAGCTTCATAATCTTCTTTTGTTACACATCTATTTTGAGTTGCAAAAAATGCTTTAGCTTTTTCTTTAATTTCAATTGTATCTTCTGAATCTTTACCACCACGAGCTGGAAGTCTATTTGTTGTACTTGATAATGTAGCTGATGTATTACCCGCGTTTGCTAATTGCGTTGGTTTATTTGTTATACTATCACTTGGTACATTTGAATTAATACCACCACCTACTCTGTAAGTTATTGTAAGAGTTGTTTGGTTTGGAGTTTCACCAAGTGTCGAATAAACATCACCAAGTTGTGCATCTATAAAATCATCCAAGTCATTTGTTTGTCCAGGTATTACTATGCCAACTTGCTCTAAATCTATAAATCCATCATCAATTACTTGACCATTTTTCAATACACCATTACCAAATACCAATGATGTTGTATTATCTTCATTAGTTTCACGAGTAAATCTTTTAGATGTTTTTATATATTGTAAAGAAAAAGGTGTAGCAGTAGACGAAACTAAACCCATATCATCAACATATGCATTATCTCTATTTCTATCCTCCGTGTAGTGAGTTTCAATTGAAACTTTATCTTGTGCGAGAAAGTCAACTTCATACCAATTTTGATTATTTGAATCCACGCAAGATATTATATCAATAACATTTGTATCAGGTATGGTTAATTTTTTAAATTTTTCAGGAGATTTAACTTGAAAAGAAATTGTTTTTTCAGTTGCACTAACTGCCTTTACAGTTCTCTCTAAAGTGTAAGATGAAGCTAAACCGCTAGTCAGTGATGAACCAATTGTGTCTGTGTCATTTGATTCTGATATTTGAAAATCAATATGTTCTAATGTTGTAAAAATAACATCTGTATTGGTTGAAGATTGTATTTCTATACCTGGATTAAATATACCACCATTCGAGTAATCAACTTTTGACGCGTCAGTACTTGAAGCATTTACCTCTGATGTGAAAGTTAAATCAACGTATGATGGAACTATTGGTTTTACTTTATATCCAAACATCTTAGCCATCGTGATTATGTTTCTTCTTTCTTCTGCTAATGGTAATAACATCTCACGATATTGTTGGTCGATATAAAATGATAATACATCACCAACATAAGCGTTCATTTCCAATAACATCATTCCAGGTGATGTTTCATTGAAATCTCTATATGTATTTGGAAAATAAGATTTTGCATAATTCATTAAGGATTGTTTTAATGATGCAAAATCTTTATTTAAATAATTTACATTTGATTCTTTAAAATTGTCTTTACCATATGTTGGCATTTTTTATCTCCAATTAATATCCACCAACACCAGTTGATGCTTCCATTGTATCTAACCCACTAGAAAAATCTAAATTTATAGAGTCTATAGTATTTGGGTCTTGTTTAATATTAAATATTATTTTAATTCTTATTTGATTTGTTCCAATAGTTGTATCATCTTCTATATTTAAAGCTTGTATATCTCTCACCTCAACAAAGGGTAACCAAAATTCAAATTTATCCAATATAGAATTTTGTATACTAATTAAATTATCACTATTTATTTGCTCAAATAAAGTTCCTCTTAAATTTAAACCTAAGTTAGGTTGTAAAAATCTTTCACCTTCTTCGGTTTGTAATAAATTTCTTATATTGTTTTTTACAGCCTCTATGGTTGTTGATGTTGTGGCAAAAAATCCATCTTTGTCACTACCTCTACGGATTGGTAAATCAATACCAATTTTAATATTGGTATCATTATCTTCAATATAAGGTTTTTTTGATATGTCTTTAATAGCCATTATTTTATTCTCTCAGCTTCTTCTTCTGTTAATTTAACTGTTGTGAAGATTTTTTGCCCATCTTCATCATCGACATTAAACTTTTCCGATGACTCCGGGTCTTCACCAATGTAAACATAACCAGTTGATTGTAAACCAGTATTACTATCTATATCCATTCCAACCATTTTAGCACCACCCTCCAATAATGGTGTTATGGCTTTTTGTATTTCACCTTCTAATTTATCCACAATTTCACCTATCGCAGGTATTGGTAAACTTTTTAAAGCTCTTAGGATAGGCGCTTTATCTCCTAACAAAGTTGCCAATTCAATGTTTACAGATTGTTCTGATGATTTAAATGTTTCAACAATAACAGGAGCTTTTAATTGTGTTATTGTAAAATTAGTATCTTTTAATGTTTCAATAATAGCTTCTGATATGTATTGAGCTTCTTTGTCAATTAAAGAACCATTAGATGTATCTATTTCTATACTTTCTTCAAATGTTTCACTATAAGCTTTAATTTTAGCATCTATGATTCTTTGTTTTAAACTCATAATTATTTTCCGTATTTTTGTCTTTGTTTTTCTTCAGTTTTTTCTAACACTTCTCTATAATCTTTATTAACAAACTGAGCCATTGGGTCACTTGATGGAACTTGTTGTGGTTGTTTGTTCATCACATCACCATATTGTCTACCAACTAATTCATTCATTCTGTCTGATGTAAACTCACTACCACCTAATGTTTTCCAATCATCATCTTGAGCAGTTTCATTTAACACATCATTCAATACAGAATTATTTGAAAAGTTTTTCTTTTCTTGTATTGATTGCTGAGTGACTTGTTGTGCTGGTTGTTTCAATTCAGTTATTACTTCTTGAATTGCCATAGCAACTTCTTCTCTAACAATTTGTCTAATTATTTGTTTTGTTGTTTTTTTCTTTTTCATAATTACCTCTTTTAATTTAAATTATTAATCGATACCACCATTTGATTCTATGTTATAATAATTACTTAACATATTTTTTATATTACTTTTAATGTTATCAGCTTTTGTAACCACATCTGTATTTACAGGTGTTTTTGGGCTAATACTTGTTGGGACAGTTATTGTTTTTATTAAATCTAAAATTGATGATAATAACACGTCCAGCTCTTTGCCTAAAACCATTGGTTCAGTTGAAAATGCTCTTTCAGGATTTCCAATATTTAATTCAGAAACCTCAATATCTAAAGACTTACCAGCAGATATTGTAACATAATCACTCGCCCCTATATGTACATCTTTAATTGATGAAATAAAAATATCATCACGTTTTGAATTTAAAGTTATTCTATCTGAATGTAAAAGTATTTGATTTCTATCGTAATCATATATATCTTGTGGATTTTGTCCGCCCCTTAAATAAGAATAAATATCACCAATCGGATAAGAGTTATCATTATTAGTATCGGATGCCAATTGAAAACCACTTACACTTCTTTGATTTATAACATCCTCATAACCACCAAAATTTTGTTGTAGTGTTCCATTTGATGTTATACTTATTATAGTACCATCCCCTAATGTTTCTATTGGATTATCTTTTTCTCTCTCATTTGAAAAAATCATATATGGTTTATTATTTCTACTTCCAATTCTTATACTATTACCATGCCTACCTTCAAATACTGTATCACCAATAGTTTCACTAATAACATTATTTCCATAATCTAAATCTTCTATTCTAAATTTCTGCATTCTGGAATAAACATTTTCTTTATTAAAAGCTAAACTTTCTCCCGAAGCGCTCCTTGAATCTATACCAATATTTTCATCAAAAGCATTCATAACCATTTCTTTTTTAAAATTAGGGTCCGGATTCCAAGTTGGATTATTAAAAATTGTGTTAAGTGGACCTAAATAATAGTTAGTATGACCGATTGTGCATAATAAAACTAAATCACCCTTTGAAGGTATATCACCCATAGACCTAAGTAAGGGGAAATATCTACTGTCCTCACTGCCAACATGATTACTTTTTCTTTTATAAGATTTGTTAGTTACATGTGGTACAGCAAAAATAGTGTTGATAGTTTCCTTTCCTTCAAAACCATATGAGTCAGCTGAATGTACCACGTTAGCACAATAGCCAGGAACAAATTGTATCAAACAAGGAACAGGATATTTTTTCCCACCAAACCCCCTTATACTTTGTCCTTCTAAATTTTTAACTATTGAACCCATTAATTACTCCCCAAATCAATTGTTTTGTTTTTTGTAGCTTCAAGTTTTTCACTTTCTTTCTGTAAATCATCTACAGTATCTTGAAGTGTCCCCATTAATTCTTCTTTTTCAGCATCACTTAATAACATAGATTCATCAGATTCACCACTTGATTTACTTATAATTCTTTGTAGTACACCAGCGAG